AGTTTTTACATCTGCAATTGTGCTTGCTGATCTGTTTTCGTATAAATGGCCAGCAAGCCATTGGATCGCCTGGCGAATTGGCGCAGGCAGAAAGCCAGCAAAGTGCGTGCCGGTGCCGGCTGTCGTGATTGTGACTCCCTGCAATTCGATGTACGTTGCCGTAACCTCTGTGATGGTATAACTGCCCTGCACTAGGCCGGCAGGTAATGCCCCGCCGCTGTTCCAGAGATAAATCGAATCACCAACCTTGGCGCCGGTTTTTTGTACAGCCAGCCGGTTGTTTTGTACATCCGCAGTAAATGGCGTTGAATAGCCAGCGTAGTAGTCAACCTGTACTGAGTTTGGCCGCGATTCTGCCAGTGGCCAGTTCTGCCCATCTTTAGGAGTAATGCGCCCGCGCTCACCCTCCTTAGCAACATCATAAACCGCAACATCAACCAGCGTTTCAACTTCGTTTTGGTTAATGTAACGAATACTATCAACTTCAATCAATGGCGAATTCGGCGGGGTAATCGTAGAGTAAAAACAGTCCAACACCGTCCGGCGCTTTTGATTAATTATTGAACGGCTTAAAATAGTTTCAACCTGCTCGGTAGCAGCCTCGATATAAATTTGCACAAGGCTATCTTCTGCATTAGTAGTGATCCGTGACTGGGCCTTTGCCTCAGACACGCTCACAGGATAGGCAGCGGGGGGAATGAGCAGGATATCGTTCACTTAGGTGCAACCGCCTTTTCTTTGGCCGTTGCTTTAGCTGGCTTTTTGGCCGGTTCTTTGGCCGTAGTCTCAACAGCCGCGCCGCGATTGATAAAGTGCGCCGCTGTGCCTTCGTTGCATTTTAAGACATCACCAATCTCGTAATGTGTACCAATGCCGTCTTTTACGGTGTAACTTTTAATAAATTGAATAAACATAATTGCTCCAAAAAAAACGGGGCCACTAGAATGGCCCCGCAGTTAGTTTGCTAATTAACCAATACGGCCGGTTAAGCGATCACCGCAACTGATGAAGCGTTTAAATCTGACGCGGGGTAGTGCATAGGCGAAAAGCCCAGCAGCAAGCCAGCGGCATCTGATGTCGCTGCTCCAACCGCAAACGTCAGCCGGATGTGGTTGAAGTTATTGGCTAGATCAAGCTGTTGATTGCGCACGTTGATTTCAATTTGCTTGTCTGATTCATCAACTTGGGTTGCAACAATCAAATCTTTCACGCCAGTACCGGACGCATCTTGCGCCTGTTCAACCTTGGCATCAATCGTCGCGCTAGTTCCAAGCGTTCCGGCCATTACGATTGCCAAGAAACGATCAAAGTTTCCAGCATCTACCCAAGCGGTCGAAACCGCTCCGGCCGCCGTCACGTCGGGGTCGATTACGCCCAGTATTGCTACTGCTTCTGTTGGATTCATATTCATTGTCAAATCTCCTTAGGCGCGTTCGGCCAGTGTGACAAATGGTGAGAGAGTGTTTGCGCCGGCGCGCGGCTGAATTGGAGCGGCAAGCCACGGATGGCCACCCACGCGAAGGATAAACCGGAAGGCCATTGCGTTAGCGTCAAAATACAGGTGCATTGAGGTATCAACCTTTACGCCGCCTTGCTTGACTACCGTTGCGTACTGGCTCATATCAACCAGGGTTAAATCGCCAACATCGCCCAGCGTTTCACACGCTTGATGGTAGACAATTGGCCGACCTTTTAAGCGATCATACGGGGCAGATGACAAGCCGCCAGTTGGAATAAACAGCGGAGCTGGGCTGTCGGTTCCAACAAACGACAAGTCTTCAAGCTGGGCCATGATGTCCTGATTCGCCAGCCATACAGCGTTGGACAAATTAGCGGCTGGGAAGCGCTGATACATCTTGTTGATGTTTTCGCGCACGATGGTATCAGCCGCCTGACCGCTTTCTTTCGCAACGGTGATTAAAGCGCCAGCATTCAAAATACCCAGCGGACGACCTACACCGTCACCCGCAAAGATTGCGCGATCAACTGCAAAGCTGACCTTGGACGGCGCACGGCGGCGCAAATAAGCATCCATCGCGGGGGCATCTTCAAGCAAATCGTCAGACACCGCAACTAGAGATGTGATCTTGCGCGCATTCCATTCAGCTAGTTTCAGCTGTGGCTTGCTTGCACTTAACAGCGAGACTTCATCTTCCCAAGCGGTGGTAATGCCGCCCGATGTTTGCCAGTCGGTGGTTTCATCAATTGGCATTTTCAGCGAATTGCCAGAGATCGGTATTTGATCAGTCATGCCAAACAGTGATGTTTCAGAGTTTACCGCCTGCATGATTTCAGTGCGGTATTCAGCAGGCACTAAAAACCCGCCATCCGAACCGACTGACTCATTACCGTACGTGCCAGGCAGGGCCGCATTAATCAGCAAGCGCTCATCAATGTTGGAACCTGGACGCGTTGCAGCCGCTACACACGCAGTTGCAAAATCACCAAAGCCTTTAAAACCAGCGGTGGGATCATCGCGCTTGCGATCATGGCCGCCCGTAATTTGACCAACTGGCTGATCTTCGTCAGCTGGCACAACTACCGATGCGGCATCGATGGTTTTTTGGCTTTCAATGCGAGAGTTGAGAGTTTCGATCTGTGCGACATGTTCAGCGTGTTGCTCGCTTTCATCGTCAGTCAGATCACGATTGTCTTCAGCGATGGCCTGCGATGTAATCGCTTTGGCCGCTTTGACAGCACTTTCGCGGCGTTTCAGTAACGCCCGTAATTCTGGAGTCATAGTTATTTCCTTTTTTCATGCACAAAAAACCCGCAATTGCGGGCTAGTGTGCGATTAGGTTAATTGGTTTAGCTTACTTCTAACAATCGCACCTCGGCTTGCATTCTTCGGCGTGGCGATTGCGCCCGTTTCGATGATGTGAGCCGAGATATCACTTGATCCATTGTTTCAATGCGGTCGACCATGCCGGCCGCTAGTGCGTCTTTAGCCGTAAACACCCGGCCCTTTCCATAATTATCACGAACCGCAGCGGGTTTAATCCCCCGACCTTTGGCTACTGAGTTAATAAACTGGTTGTAATACTGATCAACAACCGACTGAATGTAGCTTTTTGCTTCATCGGAAAGCGGTTGATATGGGTTTCCTTCGGTTTTGTACTCGCCTGCTTGGATAAGCGTGATATCAAGCCCTGCTTCATCAAGCATCTTTGAGTAATTAAAATGCGTAGTGAACACCCCGATGGAGCCGGTTTCGCTGGAAGGAGTAGCAACAATCTCATCAGCTGCGCTTGCAATGTAATAGCCAGCGCTGGCCATAAGCGAATTGCTGACTGCAACGACCTTTTTGATTCCCTGTAGGGCCCGAACCTGCTCGGTAAGCTCATCAACCCCGGCAACTGAACCGCCAGGAGTATCCATGTTGAGAACAATTACCGATACCGATTCATCATTAGCAAAGGTCTTTAATGCGCGGGATAGCCCTTCACAAGTAGCAACGCCTAAATAGCGTGACCACATAGTTTCTTTGGGCATAATGACGCCACTAACATTAATGATGCCAACATTGCCGCCTTTTTGGGATTGGATGGCAGATGATTCATCTCGAGCTTCAATTCCGGCGTTTATGGCCGCCATAAAGCGTGTTAGCGCTTGCGGCTGAATAGCCCAGGCAGTATTTGATATTTCACGCATCATTTCAGCTTTCATCAGAAACCTCATTAATTATATTTAATAGCATTTGTGCGCCCGTTTTTTTCCAGCTTTCGACCAGGGTAAGAACGTCAGACGACTGCAACAGCTGCATCTCTAAGTCCATGCAGTAGGCCATTGCTGTTCCGCGCGAAATGCAGACTACTTGAGCAACCCAATCCGCATGCTTTGGGAATGTTGCTTCTGTCCAATCACCATTAATGGCGCCGCGCTCGTGGGCTTTTTCGACCAGTCCGCAGATTCGTGTTACACAACGATCAACAGCGGCAGCGGTCAGCGCTTCGGCACGATCACCGCCTACTGATTCGGCCATGTTCATTGGCGTTAATGGTTCATCAAGCCCCGGCAAGGGATTGCGGTTTTCCATCGCCCGCGCTTCGTTTCGTGTCAACCAGCCATCAACAATGCCTGAGTGGTAGTAGTCTTTGCGGGCTGACTGATCGCCTCGCAGTAAGCCGGCTACATTAAATTCGGCAAAATATTCAAGCTGATCATCTGCATCAAAAAGCTGCAGCGCCGCTTGTTCCCAAATCGTAAGACGCGGAAGCATAGTGTCTTGCACAAAATCAATCCCCATCTGCTCCACGTTGTTAAACTTGGCGCCGTCCATAATAAAGATTTTGTGCAGTGGGACGCGGAATATTTGACAGATATCGACCTGGGTTTTTTTGGTCGTTTCAAGGTA